GTTTGGGTATAAATAACTTGATATTTTTTGCATCTGGCAAAATCCTTTTATTATGTATTTATGGCAAATCTTAGAGATAATATAGAACACAACTTACCGTTTATCAGTGTACTGAACTACGGATCCGACGAATATGTCGGAATAATAATTAATCAAGATCAGTTCGTAACGAGCTTTTATGATTTGAATGCATTTTTAACCCCAGAAGAAAAAGTAGCCTTTTTAGAAATAGGCGAAACTTGGTGGTGGGAATCTAACAGGCAATTTCCCATTAATATTTTTTGTAGAGATCAGATTCACCCGTTTGCGTATGCAATTAAAACATTTAACAGCAAAGATACAAGAATAATATTAGGCCCAGTAGTAAATTTACTAAACCTAACATTAAAACGAGTTAAACGTAAAAGTGTGCAGTTAGTTCGTAAGATTAGATAAGCATTTAATTTCATTCCAGTTTACTACCCATTCTTTTAACAGGTACGGATTTTTCATCATAGGCATCATGTCAATATCACTAGGGATTGGAAGATTTAATCGGTGGTAAACAACCGATAACTGATTTTCAAATTCTTTATAATCAATCCTAATAAGGTTGTCAGGCACTAATCTATACCAATTCGTAGTAGCAGCAATCTGATCAACTAATGTTTGTTTATCAACAGTGAATTTCGGAACCTGTTTTTTAATATCAGCAATTACACCGACTTGATCATAATAATAGTGCCACTGCCCGTACTGTTGTGCTAATTGAAAACTAAGTGCAGATTCAAAAATATCTCGTGTACTTATGACAACCCTAGTACTGCCATTTAAATAATTTAAAATTTCAAGATCGTGACAATGCCGAATCGACCCAGGCGGCACACGCTCTAATTTGTCTTTTACTTCAAAATGTTTTAAGTGTATTTGTTTGCTATTATAACTCTTGCGTATGCAATCGACTATCACGGCGCTACCGGTTCGGAACGGACTTAGAATAACCCACGAATCTGTTTCAGTGATATTCATTTGATAGTTGCTCGCAAATTAAATTCATCTGTACTATAATTGCCATTGCATAAGAAATAGCATGTGATTTCTTAAAATAGTACTCACCGGTAACGGGCTTGAGCCACACTTCGTTCATAATCGTAATCCAATCTTTCCCAATCAGATAGCGTTTCGCCGGACGGATCATTGCTAGGACTGCAGCTAATTGTTCCACTGAAGTCGGCGAGGTCTTTTTCAGAATATCTGTGTGTCCGTTCAAATGAAATAACAGATCCGTAAACTCGTTGTTTTCTAATAGATCCCATAGGGGTTCGACCTCCATTAGTCGTAATAAGTGCTCATTATCTTTAATGCCATTATAGACATTAACATTCAAGAAGTCAATTTTAAAATAACCTCTTTGTTCTGCTTCTTTATAATCTATTGTGCTTAATCCTGTCACAGGATTAAAAGGAATTTGATGACAGTAAATGCCAGTGTTGTGCTTTTTAAACGTTGAACCATCTTTAATCGATGCAGTTACGTGCTGTATTTTGTTTAATGCAAGTGTTCTATCTGCAAAATCAATATCTATATCAGGCATATTGTAACTTCTGTATTTATTAAAATTTTACTGTCATAGTTCATATATTTCCATCCTTAACAACTTGTTTAACTAGATCAACATCAGCTTGCTGCCGTTTAAACTTCCCCATCCAAAACGGTAGATCTAAAATACTACTTATTGCCGCTAGTTGATGATCATTTAGATTTTTGAGTAACGTTTTACCGTTATTTGAATTTAATAAAATCCACGGACTTATCTTACCATCTTTAATATCAAACATTGCTCTATTGGTACTAACATATAAAAAGTAATGATTCCATGCTGCATTATTACTTTCTCCCCAATCAACCATATGATTAATGCTGCGTTCTAGTGCAGTTTCAACTGATTCAGTTTTAATTAAATCAAATACATATTTTTCATATAATTCATCTCGACACCAGTGATCTAATTTTACACCACTAGTAATAACATAGTCTATAAATTTATTTGGATACAACGGATTAACGTTACTAACAAAACTGCCAAACTTAACAAAAGCGTTGTAATATGGACTTTTACAAAACTCTTCGTAAGTTCTAATCCCTTGTGTATTCTGTGTTTTTTTAAAAAATCTATCATAAGTGTCAAAGCCTAGCACAACATGTTTTTCACGTTGCGCTAGTGCCCTGCGTTTTTGCTCACAGATATGTACGGTAAGAGTAGTTTCTTTTACAAATTTACTATTGCAGTATTGACATACAAATGGTTTAGTTTTGTTAATAGTTAATGTCATCATTTCATTTTCTTAGTGATTTCTGAATCTTCCATACCGTGCAATTTTGCCAGCTCTTTAATTTCCTTGTCCGACATCAAGGATGCAGTTATTTCAATTTCATCTATTTTCATACTAGGATATATTTCCGATAAAAATTTTATCTTTTTATTATCGTTGCCTTGTTTTTTCTTAAAACCAATCCATTCGTGAAAGAATGTTTTTTTACTTTCATGGCTACACATGCACAACAATTGCCAAACTAACTTAGGATGTTTTTGTATTAAGTTCCAATCCTTATTAAAGTATTCGTTAACTGTAAGCACAAAGTGTTCTTGTATTGCAGTAGATTGCCCTTTAACATTACTAATGTAACGGTTAAGAATAAAAAATTCACTTTTAAGAAGTTTTTGATTTGTTTCGTCCATTGCGTCCCAAAGTTCGCTAATGTGCTGATCTACTGCTCCGATCTTTTCTTTTAATTCAACTTTATCTTGCATAGTATTATTTTAACAAATATAGTTAGTATTGTAAAGACTTTAGTCTTCATTTGGGACAATCACAGCTTCGAATGATACTACAGTGCGTAATCCTGTGCCTGTCCACGGATAAACAGTATGGGGTAAACAACTTGGAAAAATAACAAACGTACCTGCTTCGGGCCGAGTTTTCCACGTATCTGTCATTATAAATCTTGAAATATCCTTTAACTGCGGTAGCTTGAATTCTATTCTTCCATTTGAAGGATCAGGTTCTGAATCAAAATCAGGTGATGTTATATAAATGTTTCCGCTGATGTTACTCCCAAGGTGGCTATGAACAGGTTGATAATCTCCTGCAGATTGTCGAATTGTCCAAATACTTGTAACTTTAGGTTTGCAAAGTTTTAAATCAGTTACACCTGATTGTTCAGTAATTACATCCATGTACAACTGGCAGACGCTTTCAATCCAAGTAGTTAACCAAGTAATTTCTAACTCAATTTTGCAAGGCAAGATTTGAATATGTTGGCCGCCTTTGATATTAACAAACGGGTTTTCTGTTTCGGCTAGCTCAGTGTGTAAGTGTAGTTCTTGCGTTAATTGAAACAGGTTACTAAATTCAACAGGCGGAACTTGATCCGCCGCTATAACAGTTGGTGTAAAATATGCTACTTTTAGAGCCATAAAAATCCTTATAGTAATTTGTCTAAATGAATTAATTCACTTTGTCTCGATACTTCTTTTACAAAATACGCACACGTAGGCTGTGATCCAGAACGAGTAGGCGTTGCTAATAAATGGCCATTTTTCATTTTAGGAAAGTACCATTTAACATCGTTGTAAAAGTTAACAATTTCAATTTTCTTAAATTCAATCCTGTGGTCCGAAAGAGGGTTAAATGTAAGTGCTTCAAATCCTCTATCATTTAAACTAGTTAGCGGCAATACTTCTATATGTGCAGCAGTAAAACTATCACCTACTGCTACGCACCAATCAATTGGCATGGTTATTTCGTCTTCGCCGATTCTTAACACCATTGCAGGTGCATTAAATGATTCAAGAAATACCAGCGGCATGAAAAAGAAATCAGGGTCTAGCGGATTGCTGTTGTCGAGTACTGCAAATCTTGTAGAATCATCTACCTCGTCGGGTAAATTGTTTAGTAAAAATGTTTCATTTTGTAATGTTAATATTTGCATTATTTGGTCCAGTCGATCTTTTCAATAGTAAATGGGTATCTTGCATCTTTGTAAAACTTCTTTCGTTCTGTAAGATGGCTTTTTGCATACTTGCATGTTGAAGTTAAATCCCATATTTGTACAAAGTCCTTGTCAGATGCTTTACGAATGCCCCTACCGATACTTTGAATAACTCTAGTAAAACTCTTTCCGGGTTCGATTAACACTAAGTTAAAGATACGAGGAATGTTTAATCCTACTGCAGCAACACCGTAGGTTGCAATTGATATCTTACTGTCACTTGTTTTAAATTCGTCATAATCTTCTTTGCGATTTTTTGTTTTGATTTCACCTGAGATAAATGTAGAATTTTCTATTAGTTCTAACATTTGTTTTCCAGTGTCGATACGATTAACTAGGACTAATGTGTTACCGGATTCGGCAATGGATTTGATTAATGCTGACATGTACACTAATCGATCGGTGTTTGTTACTAAGTATTTGTATTCGTCAGCATATGATTTAAATTCGCGCAGGTCGATAAATTGCTTTACGTTAACGTGACAATTTGATAATATACCCATGTCTTGTAGTTCGTGCGCCTTAATACCGCCAACTACCGGACCAATGCTTGCAAATATTTGTTCATTTTCATGTTTTGCTTTTGGCACAGTTCCGGTTAAACCCCAACGAATCGGTGCGTTGCATAAGTTATGTGTTAGCAGATTTTTTAATACATCGGCCTTTGCCATGTGGACTTCATCTACAATTACAGTGTTAACACCGTCTAGAAAATCTGCTAGAGAATATGCAATTTCTGCATCCCAGTTTTTACTTTTCTTATCTAATATGTTTAGACTTTGCCAAGTGCATATCGTATGTGTTTTATTCAAATCTTTACGATCACCGTAATACACACCGACATCTAACTCAACGTTGATAAAGTCTTCGAATGTTTGTTCTACTAAATCTTTGTTAGGAACAATAACAATAGTACGTCCATAACTTTCGGCACAGTGCGCCAATGTAGCTGTCATAATAGTTTTACCGGCACCGGTTGCTACTTCTTGTAATGCTTGTGTATTTGTAAAAAACCTGTTAACAACTTCAGTTTGATCACTGCGTAGTACAATCGGCTCACCGGCAAATCGATGCCCTTCTGGCCACACCTTGCCTAAATCTGCCCAATAATTTTCTGTTACAGTAGGGAAATTTAAATTAAAAGGTTTGCGATTATCGATTACTTCTTCGATATCAATGTACATATTATGCAGTATTTCAAGTATTTTTTCAAGCTGGCTCATATAACCGTTGCCGCCTAATCCGAACAAACTAATACTTCCGTCCCACCGACCTAGTTTAAATGCAGGGCGATAACGTGCAGTAGGGTCTTCGTACTTAAAGGCTGCTGCTAGTTTTTTTCTTGCTTCGAGTGATAAGTTTTCAAACTTAATATTCACTTCGTCTTTTATTATTAATCTTACTCCCACGTATGCCTCTGTATTATTGGTTCGCGATTAAAATATGATATTATTAAATCACAATTGCTTGCAAGTGCTGCAACTTTTCCGCTTCTTAGTATGTTGTTTAATGTAACTACGGCCATTGGTTTCCAATTGTTTTTAAGAATGAACTTTGGAAGTTTTTGTGATTCTAACCCCACGATAACAGTAGTATCGTCTAACATTGCGTTGTATTGCCTTAGTGAAATTAATTCGTTAAATAATCTTCCACTTTCTTTAGCGTTAGGTAATCTAAAATATATTCCGACATTATTAGTGATGTTGACGTTATCTAACGCAGTTGCTAACATTTCTAAATCTTTTATGTTTTCGTTAAACGGATCAAATGTTACTAAAATTGGCGTGCGTTTTAATTCAATTAACGATTTAAAAACTTCAGTCAATGTATATTGTGTACTATCAACCCAAACTTTTACTGTTTGGCGATTTGCAATATTTGCAGTTAATGTATTGCTAGGAACAGAGTTGCTAACTAAATATTGATATCTAATACTTCGATCATTAATAATAGGATCAGTTAATGCAACATTTGTTCCGATTTCTTGTGTTAGATGTTTTTGAAAATTTGTGTTTGTTATAGAAGTAATATGAAATTGTTCTGTGACTCCTTCTTTAGACCACGACTTTATAGTAGTATAATAGTCTAATATTTCCTGATCAATCTCAAAATTATGAGGTAATAATAAATCACATAAGCCTACGATATTTCCTTCAGAAAGTGGTGCAGCATATGATTTTCCAGATGCAAGTAATGTAATGTCAAGTTCCTGTGCTACTTTTTGAATAGTGTTACGCAACAACGAACAAAATGTAAATTCAATCGATATATAACTATCAGAAAACTCTTGCACTATTGACATTTTTCTTACTGGCTTCACATATCTAAAACTATGCGACCAAACAGGATTATCAGTGTAAACTGACATATCATTGATTATCGGTTCTAACTTTTTGGAATTTTCTTTGAGAATTTTAAGTATCAAGTTGCCTTGACTTTCTGTAATGAAATGAAAATGTGCGACATCATTAGCAAGACTTTTCAACGTTCTAGCATCTCGTGTGCTAACTAATGTTTCAAATTTTGGAGTTTGGTTACTAACTATGTTAGTTAAAAGGATGTCAATATTCATGTTAGTATTATATGTGATTATGTTAAAAAAGTCAACTACTTAAATAAAATAATAGGCCTTGTGTACTGTATTTAAGGCCTATTATTAGTATTTGGACAAATTAAATAGTTGCATCTTCCATGCCGGCAATTCGTAACTTAACAATGTTAGTAAGTTGCCACTGCTTTTGATCTAAACCCTTTGTAATACCTAACCACTTGTTTCTTACTAGTGCAAACTCGTTTACAATTTTTTCAAAATCCACAACATCTTCTTCACCTTCTACAAACCTGTCGCACTCTTTTTGTGAAAGAGCACGAGCATAGGTCTCGAGATATTTTCGAAAATGATAGCTTTTTAATTTGCGTAGCTCAATATTAAGGTATTCTAAAATAGCTTCTATTTCTTGTAACTGACTAAAACGCTGTTCTACAATACCGGGCATGCATGCTGCATTTCTTTCAATGTTTCCAGTAATTCGACATTCGGTTTTTGCTGCTATCATCTCATTTTCGTAATAAGAAATAGCGTCAGGTGTTTTAGTTATATCATTTGTTACAGTAGAATACCATCCCATATTAAAAATCCAATTCTTCGTTACCTGTATCAGGTTCGTCGTTGTCTTCTAAAAAATACCCAATTGCATGGTCTAAATATTGATCAACACCTGTAGAATTTTGTAATGTACGATCACTTACACCGTGATCCGATAATAACTCTACATATCTTTCTGCGACAACATCTGTCTGTTTTTTATCGATATAATCTGCAAATAAAAGCCATACTTCATTGATTTGTGTTTCATTCAACATCTTGTTCAATTTCCTCTTGTGGTTCGAAATCGACTTTAGAGATTGGGTTTGCAACATAGTCAAGCATAATTTGATCTAATGAATCATTCTCATTTCGCTCCCATGCTTTACGGAATTGCTTGATCGATGTTCCATTAGATAAATCAAATCTTAGACTGTTACCGTCCTTTTTCAAAAATCCTTTACCCTCGAATAAGTCAACTAACCCACTGTAAGGATTCATACCTGTAGTATAAGGAATTTTGATTTGAAGTGTTTCAAATGGTTTAGCATAACGTGTTTTCATAATCTTACACGCAGCACGAATACCATTTACTTCACTGACTTTGTTACCATCCGAATCTTCTTTTAGTTTAAGTTTTTTCATAGCAACTACAATAGAACTAGCATATACAAATCCAGCGCCGCCCGAGATCTTATCATCGGGATCAAACATATCTTGACTTGCATACGTGTGATTAGTACATACTAATCCAACATTGTGACTACCAAACATATTTACACAATTTCTTACAAGAGCAGTCAATGCCTTAGGTTTACGACCCATATCACCTTTTAGATCACCTGCTTCGAACTGGTTAATATCAGTCGGAGTTAGTAACATACCTAACGAATCAATTACAAACAATACTTTTGGTCTATCTTCCAATGCTTTATATTCTTTCATAAACTCGCTAATAGTTTTAGCAACATCGTCGATCATTGCCATATTAAGTTTAAGAAGTTTTTCTTCGGTAGTATCTACACCTAGTGCGTGTAACCATGATTCGTCTAATGCATTTTCGGTATCGATTAGCACTACATAGATACCTTGTTCTTGTGCGTGTTTAATAATATTACCAGAACAAATATAACTTTTGCCTGCACCCGATTCGCCTGCAAACACAGTTACTTTGCCTAATGGAATGCCTTTGTGAAAATCTGAACTAATAAGATAGTTAAGGGCATAGTTGCCAGTTGAAACCCAGTCAGTAGGGTCATTGAATCCAACG